ATTCGTCCATATGATTGGGGCGTAGGTTCATTTAAGAATCCAGGTGCTTTTTATATGAATGAAAAAGATTCTGGTCAATATAATGTTATTCCTACTTTTGTAGGTAATCATTTTGGGTTTGATAATGATTTAAATGATTTAATGCAGTCTGGTTGGAAACCTCTACAATGATAAATAGAAGCATGAAAAGCTTTAAGGATTATTTTATTTTGATGGAAAATGCAGATGCTACTAATAAGCATCTTACACATTTAGATGAATTAATTCTTAAAAAGGGAAAAGAAGGTGCTATTAAAACTTTGCAATATATTTCAGTTTTACTGGATATGTTAAAAAGTAATACTGATAGAAAGATTAACATGACTGTTAAGATTGATGGCGCTCCGGCAGTGATATGCGGTAGAGACTCTTATGGTAAATTTTTTATATCTACCAAGAGTGCATTTAACAATGAACCATTACTATCTTATAGTGTAGCAGATATTAAAAAGAATCATGGTGAAGCGCCCGGGCTGATTGAAAAATTAATATATGCTTTTAATGCATTAAAGGGTGTAAATTTTGATGGTGTGTATCAAGGTGATTTATTGTTTTGGCCTGGATTGGTACAAAAATACGTTATAGGTGGTAAAAATTATTTGGGGTTTAGACCAAATACTATTTTGTATACATTTCCTGAAGATTCAAATGAGGCTAAAGATATCAAGAAATATCAAATAGGTATTGCCTTTCATACAAAATATGATCCTTCTGTAGATGAAGAGGGCAAACAACGATTTGTTAATAAAAAATTTGGTATTTCTGCAGAACATTTAAAATCTAAAACAGCATATATCATAGATGCATTATTTGAAAATAAAGCCGGTACTATTAGTTTAACTGAAGAAGAAACAAACTTTGTGAGAAGAACACTACAAAATGCTGAAACTCATATCAATTTAATAAATTTCTCTTTCATAAATGGGAAGGTCGCCGACTTAATAAACATATTTTTAAACACGAAAATTAAAGAAGGTGAATTTTTAAATGATCTTCGTTATTCATTGAATGAATTCATACAATGGGTTGGCGCCCGCCTAGACAAAGAAATAGAAAAAGCTAAAAGAAAAGAATCTAAAATAGCAGCTAAAAATGAAATGACTAAACTTCTAGAACGGCACGCTGATACTATTTTACACCTATTTAACTATATTAGAGATGTGAAGCAAATTAAGGATATTTTTATACAAAAATATAATTCAATCATGCAAGGTGCTATGATGGGTACATTCTTGATAATGCCTAATGGTGATATTAAGGTCACAAACCCTGAAGGTTATGTTGCATTTGATCAAGATCAAAATGGTGTGAAGTTTATTGATCGACTAGAATTTAGCAGAGCTAATTTTTTAATGCCAAAGAATTGGGTAAAACCAGAAACACAACCAATTGAATAAAAAATGATAGGCAATCACACAACTTCTAATGACCAAGCAATCCTAAACAAAGCATTAGGAGATAAGTTTCAAATGTTTTTTGATATACCTCCCATATTAAGAAACATTAATAAGAGATTTGAACGCAAAAATACATCCATATCGTTAGATACTATGGCATTTTCTGTGTATGGTGCTGTAGTACCTGCCATTAATGTACCTTCTGTTGATTTAAATTATAGTGGATCACCCTTTAGTATTACATCACATACACATCCTAAGTATGATCCATTGAAAGTTAGCTTCACAGTAGACAATATGTTTAATAATTATTGGGTAATTTACACATGGCTCAATGCTTTGAGAGAAGCTCAAGAAGGAACATATGCAACTTCTTTAAGGTGTAATGATATTTCTGATATTTCTGGACTATTAGGTGAATATAGTACTGATATTACTGTAGTAGGCAAGGACGAATTTAATAATGATGTTATAAAATGGATTTATAAAAATGCATTTCCTACATTGCTTGATGGTATATCATATTCTTACAGACAAGCCAATGAAATTGAATCGTCATTTACATTCGCTTTCTCTGAACTATATTGTCTCTTAGTATAAAAAAGGACTCAAAAAAAGTATAAATAAGTCCTATATGAGAACTATTCAGTCACCCGGTGTTGAAATTCGTGAGATTGACATTTCACAAGTAGCATTTCAACCAGCCGGAACCAATGTATTTTTAGCTGGGTTTGCCCAGCGTGGACCAACAGATGAAGTAATTCAAGTAACATCCATTCAAGAACTTGAACAAATTTACGGTGTACCTGCTACACCAGCAGAACGTTATTTTTATCATTCTGCGAGACAAATTATCACAGATTCAAATGCATCTCTCTATGTAAATCGTTTGCCTTATGGTCCTGGTGCTGGTTATGGATATGGTTCATCTTATGGTGCATTGGTGTATCCTCTTGTGACATTAGAAGAAGATAAGAGTTCAACAGTATGGCGTGCTACAAAATCTGTCCCGCCCAGTGCATTTGATTTTGCGGGCAGTGGGTTGGATTTATCTTTTTTGGGTGGTATTTCGGTTGAATGGAATAATGCCCAAATCAGCACATTAACAAGTCAAGGTATATCTTTATACAATAAAGATCTAGCAGTATTGAATGATGCAAAGTATAATGATTTGTTCATAATAATGGGATATGCGTCAAATCCATCAACCATAATAGAAGCACAAGAGACAGTTATGGCTTCGTTTTTATCCGGCAACCAAATTTCCGTGACTGACAATATAGCTGTATCTGCGGGAACTTACGTTTTAGGCGCGCCAAAATTCTTTGAATTATCTTTAGATCAATATAATGCAGTAATTGAAGGGACTGCGTTTAATTGGTCCACAACGTCAGCTGTTTTAAGTGATATTAATTCAGTAGCTGATTTTGGAAAAGCTGGCTTGATTATTCTTAATAAAGGACAGACTGTAACAGAAGCACAAGCAGAAGGATTCTATGCTGCGATTACTGATAATACAAACGCAGAACCAACAACTGATCATGACAGTATTTTAAATGCTTATACGGTAACTCAAGCAGCACCCTCAACAGGATTATTTGGTGACGGATTTACTCAAATCCCCGCAGAAAGATTGAATTTTTCTTTGTCAGGTGGCGCAGATACCGGTGTGGTGCGTGATAATTCAAATATTTCATACAATTTAGAACAAACATTTTATAATTTCCCAGACTCTACAAGTGAAAAGTTTGATGACACCCTTTCGATTAGTTTATATAAATTGAGAAGATCAATTTATACACCAGATGCTATAAAGATGGATTATATATTAGAACGTAACCATATGGGTTCACTTGATTTCAATCGCAAGATTCAAGATGTTAATGGCGGCGAAGCTGTATCATATTTTATTTCCTCACCCCAAAAAGAAAGCAGATCTATTAAAATCATTGTTAATGATTATATCACTAATAGGGGTGGCGATACTTGGTTGAATGAAGTAGGAATTCCTCGTAAAAAAGTCAGATTATATAGTCGCTCTGCAATTAAAACACTTAAATCAGATTTTTCATACGGCAAACGTTTTGGTGGTTATTATCATGATTATGTGGCTTTGTCATCTTATCTAGGATACAACGATGCATTATATCCCACAGGACCTTATACAAATTTAAATATTAAATCAAAAGAAATAGGTGATCTCCCCAACAAGATCGAAAATGCATTATATAAAGTAGAAAATGATGAATTATTTGATCTAGATTTGATTGTTGAAGGAGGATTAGGAACAATATTCACAACATGCTGCGCAAATCAAGTTACTTATTTTGATGATACAGTTGTTTCTGATAATTTTGCAGAAGGTTTATCTTTATTAAAGACTACAGGCGATTATCAACCACCAACCGACATAACACAAGATTTAAGAGCATTATATAATTCAATCTTCCAACGTTTTGATACATTCTGTTCGCAATCTAGAAAAGATTGTATGTTCATAGCTGATCCTTTGCGCCAAATATTTGTTAAAGGAGAGAATAGTAAGGTATTACCCAATGCAAATAATTCATTTTCTCGTGACATTTATACGTCATTGAAACATTTATTTGAATTAGCAAATTCAAATTACTCCTGCACTTACGGAAACTGGGCGAAGATTTATGATTCTGTTGCAGGATTGAATGTTTGGGTACCTTTCTCAAGCTTTGCTGCAGCAAGTTTTGCCAATACTGATTCTAATTTCTATCCATGGTATGCACCAGCAGGCTTCACACGTGGTCGTGTTCGTAATGTCCTTGAGTTGGCAGTAACACCAAAGCAAAAAGAAAGAGATCAACTATACAAAATTTCTATTAATCCAGTAGCATTCTTCCCTGGTGATGGCATTACTATCTTCGGTCAAAAGACAATGCAGCGTCAACCGAGTACATTCGATCGTATTAATGTAAGAAGATTGTTCTTATACCTAGAAAAAGCAACAAAGAAAACTGTAAAATACTTTGTATTCGAACCAAATACAACATTTACACGTACTCGTTTAGTAAATGCATTGAATCCAATATTCAATTTTGCTAAATCCACAGAAGGTGTTGCTGATTATATGATCGTATCTGATAAGAGAAACAATACTCCTGAATCTATTGATAGCAATGAATTGGTTGTTGATATCTATATCAAGCCTATCAGAGCATCAGAATTCATTTTAGTGAATTTTATTGCTACTAGAACTGGTGCTAGTTTCAATGAATTAGTAAGTGGTCCTCGTCTCTAATAAAATTAAACCATAAATAAGTATATGGCAGACACAACACAAACAATTAGAGGTTTTTATGACAGAGCTTCGGTAGCGGACTTCGCACGTGACTATCTATTTCGCGTGATGATGATCCGCACCGGAACAATGTTCCTAGGTGAAGAAGAGCTGGTATATGTAAAAACAGCTGCTTTACCCGGCAGAAACATTGAAAATGAAGCAGTTAAATACATGGGGATGAATTTTAACATCCCCACTATTGCAACATATCCTGGTTCTGACGCTTTTCAATTAACTTTTTATTGTGATGCAAATTCTTTAATTAGAGAAAGATTCATTGCCGAGTCACGTGCTGTGTTCAACGATGCTACTAGTACTGGCACATACAATACCCCTGATAGAACAAACTATATTGAGCTATTACAATTAGATAAAAAGCTTAATCCTGTCATGCAATACACATTATTTGGCGCTTCTATCAGAAACGTTGGCGAAATGTCGTATGAAATAGCTGAAGGTACTGGCAGTGTAAAGACTTTTGATGTAACATTTGCTTATCATTTCTTCGAAGAGAAGCGTCCTGGTGAATTTGTTTTGAATAATTTATCTAATGCTTTCCCGAATATTAATGCATTCTTGTCATAACTAATATAAATGGCAGAAGGTATATATTCACCCAGAGAACATTTCTTAAGTAATATAGGTGTCTGGGAATTAGATGTCCCTTTACAGACACAATGGGTGGTTAGGATACTGCCAAAAAGTGATTTATTTGAATTTTTTAATGAAATTTCTAGGTTTTTCTCTATAGATCATTCTCAATTGAGGAATGCAACTAGATTTTCTCATTTTGAAAAATTTTTAGGACCCAGAACCAATCCCGGAGAGGAAGGTCTGGGTCTTTATTTTGCTCAAAGAGTAGAATTGCCCGGTGAATCACTAGACATGGAAACAATAAACATGGATGGTGATAATTGTTTTTTACAGTCTAGCGTAATCAAAAATAGGTCTTCCGGAAACAAGAGAGAGATTTCTATAAAACTATTGGAAACAAATATAGACATTGTGGACGGACTAATTAAACCGTGGATAGTAGCATGTGGATATAGAGGCAATGCAATGATTCCCGGAGTGCCTTCTCTTAAGGCTGATATTCAGGTTATTCAATATACAAAAGGTAAAGCAAAACCCGCTAGAAAAATACACAACTTTATAGATTGCACACCTTATTCGACAGATGGTTCAGATTTGCAATATGAGAAAGAAGAAATAGTTGCAAAAAACACATCATGGATTTATAATTATTATCATTATCAATTAATATAATGATAAAATCTAATTTCTATACTACTTTATTTTTACCAAGTCTCAAAAAAAATATAAAAATAAAAGAGATTAATAATTATTATTATATTGATATATTAAAATTTATACAAAATAATTCTTTATTTGATTTAGTAAATTATTTTGATCATGTTATATCTGAAAATACTGATTCAGAAATTAAAAATTTATCCAATTTAGATAAATTTTGCATTCTATTGGAAATGAGATCTATTTCTTTAGGAAATATTATAGAATTTTATATCGATAATACACATGTGAAATATAATCTTTTTGATATTTGCAAAAATATACAAAATTTAAATTTAAAAAATGAAACTATATCTATAGGAGACTTAATTTTTGAATTGTCATTGCCTAAAAAATTTATTTTAGATGCTAATGAAGATATTATACAAAAATGTATTTTAAAAATAAATGATCTAGATTGTAATCTGATATCAGAAGATGAAAAAGATGCATTGTATAAAATGATTCCGGCTTCTGTATATACAGATATTAAACAATTTATAATTAATAATACAAATTATATTGAAGAAAAAAATATCTTTAATACAGAATTATTAGATACACTCAAGGATTTTAAAATAAATCCATTTAATAATTCATTAATTGAATTTATCAAAGCCATTTATAATGACAATTTAATGAATTTTTATGAATTGCAATTTAATTTAATCACAAAAATGAATATTTCATATGATCATTTTATGTCAATGACATTTAATGAATCAAGAATGTATGTAGCTATGCAAAATAAAGATACAAAGAAACAAGAAGAAGCTCAAAAGAAATCACAGGGCAATTTGCCCCTTTAATAATACATAATTTTTATGGGAATAAATGATATTTTATACAAATTGAATGAAATCAATTTCGATGATACAATTAAGGTATTTGTTCCATCTTTAAACCGTGTAGCACCTTTCAAACCATTGTCATTACAACAACAAAAAGAAATTCTTAAGGCCGGTATATCATCAGAATTTTTTAATATACTAGAATTTAATGCAGCATTTAATCAAATTATAGAACAAAATAGTTTAGAAAAAAACATTTATCGTTTAAGTGATAGATCTGTTATAGCTATAGCATTCAGAAATAAATTCACTGCACAACCTTTAGAACTAGATGGTTCTAAAATTGATCTAAAACAATTTGAAAACAAACAAATAAATTTCGATGAAGATGCATTTGGCGAATTTCATCTTGAAGAAGGTCCATTAAAAATTACTTCACAATCACCATTACTTTCATTAGATCAAACAATTACAAAAATACAGCTGACAAAAATTAAAAATACAGCTAATTTAGATCTTACTAATATTATTGGAGAGATGTATGTATTTGAAATTTTAAAATACATTAAATCAGTGCAAATAGGAGATATAACACAGGATCTAAATCTATTATCGATAGAAGATAGATTGAAAATTATAGAACAATTACCAGCTTCGATTATAACAAAACTCAATAATCTTATTACAGAAAAATTCAAGAAGCCAGAAGACGATTATTTGACTATAAACGATATCAAACTTACATTAGACGCAAGACTCTTTGTTTAAAGATCACGCCATTAAATAATTATTAATGGCTAAAGAAGACATCACACAACGTCTTTTAAATGAATTAAAATCTCTTAATGAAACAAACACATCATTAAGAGATTCAATCAAAGATTATGCCAGGACAACGGCAAGTACCATGGCAAATACTGCCGCGGCTATAGAAGCAATCAGTAGTGCTACATCTACATTAGGAAATTTTACTGATATATTTGAATCAGTAAAGCGCATGATTGGTGATATAAAAGATCATTTAATTGGTGATGTGAAAGATAATGAAAAAACTAATGCATTATCTAGTAGAGAAAGAAGCAGATATGTTGTAATTGCTAAAATTTTTGATTCAATTTTAAAGGTCAGTTCTTTTTCAAAATTATTAGAACGTTCTAATCAAATAAATACCAAGCAAGAAGCTGTTGCAACAGAACAAGCTACTACAGACTCTGATGAAAAATCATATCAAGTTGCGGCTGTTATCTTTAATAAGGTGATGAAAGTCTCTCACATCTCTGCACAACTTTCTAATATACATAAAACCATTTTAGATAATGAAATGAAGCGTGTAGAGAGCCAGAAAGATTTAGAGAGAGCCAAGACATTTCAGCCAGAAGATACAAAACAAATAACCAAGATAAATGAACCCCAAAAAACAGAGGTTAAAAAAGAAGAAAAAAGTAATTGGTTAACAAACTTCTTATTATCATTACCTATCATAGGTAATTTATTTCGCGTTGTTAAAGGATTGACAACAATGTTAGTATCTGCTAGCCCAGTGATATCAATACTTTCACATTTTTTATCTAATGAAATAGGTCCATTACAAGGTACGATCGATTTATTTGCAAAATATCAATTAAGGGGTGGTAAAACATCTGCAGCGATAGGAGAGCTAATTTTTGAGAAGGTTAAAACCATTATTCAGTGGCCTATAAAATTTTTAAAAGAAAAATTACCTAACATGTTCGGTAATTTAAAAATACCTTTTGCGCAAACAGAAAAATTATTAACGAATGTAGCTGCAGAAGGTGTCGAAGGGTTGGTAAAAACAGGTGCTAAAGGAGGTTTTTTAGCTAAATTATTGGGTGCTGGTAAAACGGGTTTAAAATTCTTATCTAAAATACCAGTACTAGGAGGGCTCATATCGTTATATTTTGCATATGATAGATTTAAGAAGGGTGATTATGTCGGAGGTTTAATTGAAATTGCAAGTGCGGTCGCAACAGGAACTGGTGCCGGCACACCAATATCAATTATATTGGGTATTGTTCAGGCATTGCGTGATATCACCAGGACTCCTGAAGAAGAAAAAAAATTCAAAGCCAGAACAGAAGCTGGTACAGCTATTATAAAAGGAATAGGTGATACATTAAGATCAATAGTGGATTGGATAGGTGATAAATTTACGGCATTGTCTGGTTGGTTAAACGATGCTTTTACTAAAGTAAAGGAATTTTTTGGTTTTTCAGAGAAAAAAATTCAAAAAATTAAAATACCCAACACAGCACCAGAGATCGAAAAACTGTATGATGAAAAGATATCTGAATCTCAAAAGAAAATGGGTAGTGCAGCTATGGCAGGCAGCAATGTGTCGATGCAACGATATGCAAATGAAATTGATAATCTCAAAAAAGAAAAGCAAGAGGCTCTCAAAAGTTTAAAATCTAAAATACCTGAAAATACTACACCTTTACCCGCAGTAAATGCACCAACAACTAGCATCGAAAAACCAAAAAAAGATAATTCTATACAAATAATTAATTCTAGTGATGATACAGAATTAATGTATATACAAAATAATATTTTAGGAAAGCAAACGCAACTATTACAGATGCTCGTCAAGAACACTGAAAATTCTGAAAAAAATACTAGCATGCCTATCAATACTGGTGATGTGAATATAAAGCAAAACACGTCTATATCTCGCAGATATTATTTGGATAGTTCGGCATCAGTCACAAATTTATTAGGAGGTAAACCATAATTATGGCTGATATACCATCACCAATCACACAAAATCCTTTTTCCGGTAGTGTTGGATTAGCTATAGGAGTAGATCCTGTCAAGACTATAGCGGCCCGCGTAAAAGAAGAAGCTCTAGCTTCACGTTCTGCTAATTCACCCACATCAAAACAAGTCAATAACACACAAACACCCAACGCTGATAATTATCAAAAAAGCAGCATTTCAGAAGACTATAACATTTTAAAAGATTATATATGGAATTTATCAGAAAATAAAAGCATTATTATTGATCATGTTCCAAAATTAATAGCTACAGAATATAATATTGAAACATCGCCATTAATACAAAATTTAAAGTCATCATTGACAATAGGATTAGAAGGTGTAAATCAAAGTGCTTCGATATTAAGATCAGCATCTAATACAGTTGTTCCTGGTATGTTGGATTCGCTTAAATCTATTTCGGCGCCAGAGTGGGCTAAGACATATGCAGAAAATGCATCAAATTCTGATGTAATGAAAAATGCAAAAGATTACTTTAGTAATATTAAACAAAAATTAAGTGAAGCTACTAAGGCATCAATGACTAGTGAGATGCAATGGAATAGCTTGAAATTAAAGGAGCTTTATGATCATTTATATACGTTATCTAGGACAGGAAAAAAATTTATTTTTCCTTACTTAGATGATGAATTTTTATCATTATCTAATAGATTTGATGAAGGAAATGAATATCTGCAATTTGATGCCGGTCTTTTTCAGTTTGACACTAGTAATGCTAAAAGCAATTTGAAAAAGTTTTCACAATTACCTTCTTTATTATCGCCGGGTGCATATATTCAAATGCCTCAATTTTATAATTTTGATAGCGTAGGCGAACCAAGTGTTACTATATCCTTCCCCCTTTACAATACAAAAAATAGCTACGAAACACAAAAGAATTTAAAATTTGTTAAGCTATTTGGATTAAACAATATGCCTTATAGAAAGGATCTTATTGCTGTTGACCCCACAAGAATTTATGACATAGTTATACCCGGTAAGGTAAATTTACCATTTTGTTATGTTTCAGACTATACCGTTAATCATTTAGGTACAAAAAGTTTATATGGAGAAGAAATATATCCGGAAGCTTATAGCGTAAAAATTACATTTACTTCTTTGATTAAATTTGACGCAAATATGTATATAGATGCTATGAACATGGCGAGAGTATATGTGCCACCACCAGGTAGACAATTAATTAAAGTAGAAACACCAACTCAGCAATCTGCACCCGCAAATACTTCAAAATCACAACCCCAAAAAATACGGGAATCATATGACCCCGTAAAAAATGGTGGTGGTACAACGGATGATCCGAATATGCGACAATTTAATCGAAGTGTAAACAATGGAGGATCTACGATAGGTTAGTATGGAACAAATAAAATTATCACATCCGGATGAATATTACGAGAATATTTTCAATATGTACAAAGATACAAATGAAAATGGTGATATGTATTATTTTTATAATATTGGAAAAAAAATTACTTTACCAGATAATATTGATGATGGTGTATTTGATTATTTTAATGTTCCAGACACGCTACCATTGACATCCATTAGCTATCAGGTTTACGGTACTATACATTTGTGGTGGTTAATATTATTATGCAACAATATACAAAATTCTCTTAAATTATTAACACCAGGTTCTGTGATTAAAGTTATTAAAAAAGAATATTTAAATGTAATTTTAAAATCATTAAAAAATAGAGAATAATATATGGCTATATCAGACTATATTACTAGTAATCAAGATAAATTTGCTTATCAATATAATGGAAATGATTATTTGATGTGCGCAACATTTGTTGCACTTGATGATTCCGGTAAAGCTGTTATGATGAAAGGTAACGCATTTAGATATATTGAAATTATTGATAATATACATCATCCATTTCATACAGCAGAGATTATTGTTAAGAATGATTTGAATTTTTTTGATAAAGAATATACATACTTAGGCAATGGTAGAGATATGGTTATATTGACAATATTGCCAGATTCAAAATATAATGCGGTTCCCCCATTAACAA